GGGCTTTTCATTTTAGCTCTCCTCTTTAGCCTCTCTGTCCTTCTTACCCTCTGTAAGCTATGCATACTGCTGTAGAGTCTGTATGGTTTACAATACCACTAAAGTTACCATATAGTATCTCTCCGGGTATAAGATTAACAAAAGAACTAATATCGTCACCTATATTAGACGTAACCTTTATTTTAAGAAACTCAGTCGTACCACTAGAGTCTTTACCTAATGCCTGTATAGCAACCCATGATCCTGTATCTGGATTGACAACAGTAGTGTCATGCTCTGCTATAACATCAAAACCATTCTGTCCTATTAGTAGATTGGCGGCCTCTTTCTGTGTGTATTTGTAAAGGCTCATTACTTAGAACCAAACACCTTTGAGAAAAAGCCTTTTTTCTTTTTCTTGCCTTTTCCTTTAATTTTTTTCTTACCTTTTTTCTTTTTCTTCTTTACCTCTTCGCTCATCGCCAACTGATCGCATTGAACAGAATCAGAGGGAGTTGCACTCACAAAGGAAAAAGCAATTAATAAAGCCATTATCTTTCTCATATTTATACCTTTATATGTTTTGATACCTCTTCATCTCCAGCCATCATTGGAACTATCCTAGATAGTAACTCTGATTTAGTTTCTGAGCTGGAGTATGATATACCTCGTTTATCGTAAAAATCTTGTATCTCTGCCTTTGTATTATCCATTGTAGGATAATCAGACTGTGATGTAGCAACATGATTAATAAGGTGATGATGTCCGGGGTCTAACCTACCATGGCCTCCACCATGACTATCTTCACATTCATCAACATAAGCCTGTTCAATCGTTGCCCAACTATCGCTTCTTTGAACAACCTCGCCATCTACAACTAAAAAATATTTATACCTAGAAGGATAAGTCAGGGTCTCAGTCGTACCATCTGGGTATTTCTTTGTCCTAGTAGCACCGGGAGTTGTATTTCTATATAGTCGTAAGTAATGACCCTGAGAACTTTTCCTTATAAGCATTAGTCTTCTTTAACCTCTTCAGATTCTAACGACTCTTTCAACATCTTCACAAATGCATCGTGACCTACTCTAAGTTGGTCTGCAATAAAACCATTAGATGCTTGTTTGTTTTGTATGTCGTTTATATGATTTACCATCATTTTCTGTTCATCAGTTAAATCCTCAATGATATATTCTTTACCATCAAGATTAATAACTGGCTTTTCTTTTTTTTCTTTAGCCATGTTTGACTCCTTGTTTAGTTAATTATTACAATCTTTACAATTACAGCATTTACACATTTTATTCTCCTTCTTCAGATACTTTTGGCTGTACAAAAGAATTAGTATCTGGATTCCATTTTTTACCAATAATAGCACGACTCGATGCCCATTCATCTACCTCTGCCTTGCAAAGAGCCATAGCTTCTTCCACATATTTTTCATCTGTTTTGCCATCAACTAAATCAACTTTTTTATCTATCAACAATTCTGCTCCAGAACTGTCTTTTACAAAAAAGCCAACAAGTTTTTTATCACCTTCATTATGAAAGTCTTTTATTTTGTATTCCATTATCTTTTCCTATTTTATTTTTAACTTGATAAAGCAGACATAACTGTAATTGCTATACTTTTTGTTCCTCCAAGTCTGTTTTTTATAGTTACCCCATGACTACTTGTGCTTTTAAAAACACAAAGACTGCCATCGCTATCAGAATTGGTAACATTACTTGAACCAGCAACTTTAACAGCGGCATCCATATATGTTACAAAAAAAGCTCCACCACCACCACTTGAAGAATCATAAACATAAACCATAGCTCCACCAGCTTGAGATGTCATTATTGTTAATGTTGCATCATCAGCAAAAGATTGTGTTGCTTGAGACCTAATTATAGAAGCATTTGGTATACCTATTTCAGTTACAGATGAATTACCAAGCGTTACTGAGTTGTCAGCTATTCCTGTTGCATTATATCCTATTACAGTTGAATTAGTACCACCACCAGTAGAAGCAGAACCAATTATTGTATTATTGTC